CTGATGTATCAACAACATGACGTTTTAACGCACTGTCGCCGAACAGCAAAGGCCGACATGACGGAAGCAAACCACTGGCGACTACCGCCGCTTCCCGAGTTAGGCTCGCTGGATTTGTCTGAAGTCCTGAAGGCGAAGTATGCCTTTGCCTGAATAGCTACACAAAGGGAACTAATACCATGAACAACACGACTGACAACTTTGAGCTTATCGCCCAAGACGCGGTGACCAGCCTGACCGCTGCCGCCATCACGCTGAAGATGATCGGGATTGAGGAGTTGGCCACGGCGCTCGCCAACGACGCTGAAGCCCTCTGCGAACGCGCGCTTGCTCTGGGCGCAGAGTGAACGAACGCAACCCTGAGCGAGATTGGGCCGTCATTCAGGCCCGTCTCGCGGTCCTTGATGCCGAAGAGGCGTTGGCGCGCAAGCCTAGCGCCTACTACGCCCTCGACCTACAGGCCAAGCAGAAAAGCTGGAAACGGCTAACGCAGCTAATACTGGTGAGCGACAATGGAAAACTACGCAGACATGACTGACGAATGGGGCGCGTGGATCAGGGTGGATGTAGTCCAAGACCGCGTGATTATCACCATCCAAGACGAAACGACGGCTGCCGTATCGCTCAACATCAAGCAGGCGGCCACCCTCATTAACGCGCTGACCGATGCAATCGGCGGACCCTACTAAAGCTGACTAAAAGGATTACAACAGGTACACAATGGCTAAAGTTAACAAAACGCTTCCGGTCGCTACCGCCGTGTTCCCCAAGCTGAACAAGGTGGACGTTTATCAGCCCAAGAACGCGAAGGGCCAACCATCCGGCCCGGAGAAGCGCACTTGGAATACTCGACTGAAGTTCAACGACGAAGACCACCGCGAAGTTGATGCGTGGCTGAAGAAGCTGGCGAAGGACGCTGGCCTGAAGTCCGTAGCTAACTGGCCGTGGAAGAAAGACAAGAAGACCGGCGAAATCACGCTCTCGGTCTCTTCCGGTGAAGAGTACAAGCCCGGGCTCTATGACGCCAAGAACCAGCCGCTCCCCGAGGGCGTGGTCATCGGCGGCGGCTCCCAGCTCAAGACCAACGTGAGCCCCTTCGTTTACGAGGGTCTCGGTGGCGGCATCAAGCTCTACCTCAATGCGGTTCAGGTTGTGAAACTTGAGCGTGGCGGTGGCAGCGGTGTCAGCCCGTTCGAGGAGGAAGAGGACGGCTTCGTAGCTGAACCGGCTGCGGCCAAGTCTCCCTTCAATGCCGACGAAGCCACAGACGACGAGGAGGCGTTCTAATGCCGATCGAATACGGAATAACAGCCGTGCTCTTCGCTGGCGCGCTCTGGATTATCGTCAACGCTTGGGCTGGCATACGGTGAGTACGAAGCCTGCGCTGTCGCGTAGGTACAGGTCCGGCCTCGAAGAGAAGCTGGCTAAACAGCTAGACGAAGCGGGCGTGGAATACGAGTACGAGAGCACCAAAATCCCGTACACGGTTCCCGCTCGCGAAGCGAAGTACATCCCCGATTTTCCTATACCGGGGACGAACATCTTAATCGAAGCCAAAGGCCATTGGGGCGGCGGGCGGTTCGGGGGCATCAAGCAAGCCTCCGCAGAGCAGCGGCAGAAAATGCTGCTTCTCAAAGAGCAACACCCGCACCTCGACATCCGCGTCGTTTACGAACGCGCAAGTACCAAAATCTACCCCGGCTCTCCTACCAGCAACGCGAAGTGGGCTGAAACCCACGGCTTCATGTGGGCTGATAAAGGGACTGTCCCTGAGAGCTGGCTAACCGAAATCAAACAGCAGCAACGGAAAAGGAAGAAAGCATGACGCACGCACAGCTAGTGAAGTCGATCAACCTGAGCCCCCAGCAGAAGACCATCCTGAACCACTTGCTGTCTGGGCGTAGCATCTCGAACATGGAGAGCCTGATCGTCTACAACATCTCGCGCTTGTCGGATGTAATTCTGAACCTTCGGCGCAAGGGCTTCGCGGTCCACACCGATGTTCGGCAGGACAACGCTGGCCACAAGTACAGCCGCTACTCACTGGTGGCTTAATGGCATGGACCCACGGGCCGTGCGAGAAGTGTGGATCGAGCGATGCTCTGGGCCGTGTTGAAGACGGCTCAGGGTATTGCTTCTCATGCGAGACCTACTTCAAAGCGGACGGCAGCGAAGCTGAGCCTGAGACAGGTGACTGGCTTCGTGGCGACTACCTACCCATGACATCCCGAGGGCTGGAAGAGGACACCCTCCGAAAGGCAGGTTATCAGTACGACCGCGCAGCTAAGCTGCACATCATGAACGTGCGGGACAAGAGCGGTAAACTGATCGGACAGAAGACACGCACACAGAACAAGGAGTTCTCATGGAGAGGGGATTGCAAGAAGGACCCGCCGATCTACTTATCATGGCTTTGGCCAGCTACAGGCCGCTCTGTGATATTGACCGAGGGCGAGATAGATTGCTTGAGCTACTGGCAAGCTTGGGGACTGAAATATCCTGTCGGCTCCTTGCCCAACGGTACGGGGTCAGTAAGGAAAGCGATACTGAAACATTACGAGCAATTATGCTCATTTCAGAACATCTATCTAAGCTTCGACGCTGACGAGCCCGGAAAGAAAGCCCTAGAGCTAGCCTGCCAGCTATTGCCGGTGGGCAAGGTAAAAATCATTCGGCTACCGGAGGACTGCAAAGATGCCAACGAAGCCCTGCTCAAACACGGACCACAAGCTCTTGTGCGAGCTTATTACGACGCAACTGATTTTCGGCCTGATGGTATCCGAGAAGGCCGAGAGTTTACGAAAGAGAAACTTAAGCGAAAGCGACGTGCGGGCTTTGGCCTCCCTTGGCCTGAGCTTGACCGAATGTGGATGGGGTTGAGGGATGGAGAAGTCACAACAATCTGTGCCGGAAGCGGCATCGGCAAAACAACTATTGCCCGAGACATCGCTTACCACCTTCGTACCGAACACAAACTCAAAATCGGAAACATCTATCTTGAAGAGGACAACGATACCAGTGTGTCCGCTTACGTCGCACTACATCAGGGTGTTCCCCTAAAGAACGTCTTAGCTAATCCCGAATGCATCAGCGATGAGGACTGGGACGCGGCGCTGGCCGCAGTGGTCTGGGACGGGATGCTCTTCTATGACCATTTCGGGAGCCTTGAGAGCGACCGGCTCTTGACCATGATGCGCTTCATGGCTGCGAGCGGCTGCCGGTTCATTGTGCTTGATCATATCAGCATCGTGCACAGTGGCACCGAGAGCCTGGACGAGCGCAAGGACATCGACATCCTCATGACCAAGCTAGCTAGCTTCGTCAAGGAGACGGGTGTCGAACGTGACCAACAGGACAAGGACCAGAAGCTGTTCGCGCAATTGCGTTCACTCAAATGCCGCATCACCGGAGAGACCGGCGAAGCGGACAGGCTCAAATGGAATATCCAGAGAGGGTGCTATGAACTTGCAGGACCAAGCGACTTTGAACCGGAAGAAGGGGACGACGATGCGCCTTTCTAATGCGATTGATTGGCCGCACGTCGAAACCGACAGGGCTGCGTGGGCGCAGTGGGCCGGTATCACACTTGCGAACGCAGCTAACTGGCACGGCGCGCAGGCTGCGAAGGCGTATCGCCGTAGGGATTTGGTTACTTATCTGCGCCATGTGCGCATTGCTGACAAACTGTGGAGGAGTATCAAGTGAACTGGTTCATACCATCAGACTACCTGTTCGCCACACGGCAGGTTCTCCTCGTGTGTATCACGCTGACCATCTGGCCGATGGAAATCGTCTTCGACAGCATCGAAAACGAACTGTTGGCGCGGGGGCATCATCTGCGGAGTGACATGTGAGCAGACTGCTATTCGACATTGAAACGGACGGCCTGCTCCACGACGCTACCCAGATACACTGCATCGGCATCGTCAACATAGACACCGGCGCGGAATATAGCTTCGCGCAGGAGCGTGTTTACGAAGGTGTAAGCACGCTTGAGGTCGCCGACGAAATCATCGGCCACAACATCCTTCGGTTCGACATTCCCGTACTGAAGAAGCTGGCTAACTTCCAGCCAAAGGCGGGCCAGAAGGTCACTGATACGCTGGTCGTATCGCGGCTGAAGTATCCAGCCCTCAAGGCCGACGACGCTCTCCGCACCGACCTTCCCTCTGAGTACACGGGGAGCCACTCGCTGGGGGCGTGGGGCCATAGGCTGGGGCAGCACAAAGGCGACTACGCGCAGCTAAAGCGCGTGGAAGCTGTCAAACTGGGCTTCACTGATGAGCGCGCTATCCAGAAGTTCATCTGGGGCACGTTCTCGCAGGAGATGCTTGACTACATGATGCAGGACGTTCGCGTTAACTTCCTGCTGTTCAAGAAGCTCAATCCCGACGCCTACTCACAGAAGGCCGTCGAGCTAGAGCACCGCATAGCTAAGGTTTGCGATGCTATCGAGGAGGCTGGCTTCCCTTTTGACATGAGGGCTGCCGGTGAACTCCACGTCCAACTACTGGAAAAGCAGCACGCGCTAGAACAACGCCTCAAGGCCGAGTTCGGTTCGTGGGAGCAACCGATCAGCCCTGACCCAGCTAAGGCGTGGTTCGTCCCCAAGAAGGACGATGCCAAGCGTGGCTACAAGAAAGGCGTGGGCTTTGTGAGGATGAAGACCGTGGAGTTCAACCCCGGCTCACGTCAGCACATCGCCAAGGTTTTGCAGGACCGGGGATGGAAGCCCACCAAGTTCACGGCGGGCGGAAGTCCACTGCTGGACGAAGAGACCATCGAGGGAGCTGTAGCTAAGTATCCTGAGTTAGCTGGCGTCGGTGAGTACCTGATGCTGGGCAAACGACTATCCCAACTAACCGGCTCGAAGCAGAGCCTCATGGCAGCGGTGAAAGATGACGGACGTATTCACGGCTCTATTAATCCGATGGGCACAATCACAGGCAGGGCAAGCCATTACGCCCCCAACCTCGCCCA